GTAGAGCTGGGCAAACAACAGCCGGGTGTCGTCGGTGGGGGCGAACGGGGGAGGGGAGAAATTCTTCGGAGGAATCTCTCGGTTGCGCTCTACAAAAATAGGATCGGCACTGCCAGAGTCAATGAGGCCCTTGCGTGCTAGGGCCCCAAAGACGGGGCAGTGGGGCATTTCGTAAAGTGCAGACAGGCTTTTGGCCTTCAGGAGTCCTCGCATGATTTTGTCGCCAGCATGTAGAAATGACTGGGTCCAGCCAAATCCCATGAAGCTCCTACGAGGATTCCTAATGATCTGGCCAGACTCGGAAAAGACCATGCCACAGAATGAGGCAGAACATGGGTCCTTCACTTCTTCGATTTTGATCGTGAAGCCGAGTCGAGCGTAGTCTTCGGGGTCGAGTACGACATCAGTAGCGAATAGGCCATCATCACCTTCAACGAAGCCGAAAAGATTCCCGCCCCTCTTTGAGACGAGAAATTTGGCTAACATCAGGTTTGTGAAGCCGTTCCCGAGAGACGTACACATGTCCCCCGACATGCGACGTCCTAGGACAGATGCGCGGACTCCAGAACGAGTCCGCATCTTATTGGGGCCCATTAGAACAGAGCACAGGAACTCGGCGTCTTCGCTCCAGCCGAGACAATGACGATAGAGTTCACATTCAACAGCGTCTAGGACCGCCGGTGTGAAGTGGCTCTCGAACGCCGTGAAGTCTGTTTGGTAATAGCGGCGGCCATGGCGCGCCAGATCTGAAATGAGACTAGCCCTCTCAGAGACAGGGACATGCTTGATGAACTCTGGGATCTTGTAGACGACGTCCTCAATCGCCTTGAAAAGTGGGCCGGACCAAGCCTTGAAAGCATCATGTCTGCTGTTGATCATGCGGGCATGTTTCCAAGTCTCGTAAAACTCAGACTTGACAAATGTGTCAACGTGCTGACAAGAGCGTTTGGTTGGGCGACCACCCCGAAGAGATTCATGAGCCGTACGCAGTTGAGACTTGCGCTGCATGTCATAAGGGGCAGAGTCAAGCCACTCTTCAAAAGTCAAGATTCTGGCGGTGGGCACAGTGGCAAGATAGTCCCGCACAAATAACCGGAGTTCATTTAAGAGGACTTGGTTATGAGGGGGAACGTCGCGAAGTAGCCGTTTCTTGAAGGCGCACTCAATAGTGTCAGGGTCCTTTGAGTCCATGCACAGAGGAGCGTAACCCGGGATGGAGCAGCTGGGCAGGCGGCGGAACATGGCGCGGCGAGGGCCGCGCGTGGTCGGAATTGAAAGTGTGGCATCCCCATTAGCTAGGAGCGAAGAATCAGGACGCTCTAGTGGCGTCTCAGATACACGAGCTCCCATTGCGAACACTTTCCGGTTCGTAGTGTAGGGGTCTACTTGTGTGGCAGCACTTGCAGAACCCCCCCCATAAAAAACGACTGGTGATCCAGAAGAACGGAACTAGCAGCCTCAGAACCCCAAACTAACTTCAAGTAGACATGGTCAGGGAGGGGCATTGTGGCTAGACGCAGAACGCGCTGTCTCATGGTTAAAGAGGCGGCGACTGAGTTAGTGCCCCTGGAGTATTCCGCCACAACGGACGAAACAACATGAGGAACATACGAGACCGTGCAAACCTTGCGACTGAAGATCCAGTGCAGAACAATGAATCCGAAGAGGGAGGCGAAGATGAGGCGAAGAACAAACAGTTCCGTATAATCGCCAGGGAGGCACTGTCGGGGAGTGATCTTGACAGTAGTGCCGAGGAAATGGGACGAGTAAGAGTCGACGCCACTCGTGAAGTGGCAGTAAGACCGCAATAGCCACGAATAAGCAGCCTGGATGGTACTGTGTGAGGCGAGAGATTCCAAGTACGACCAGGCGTAAAGCACTAGGCTCAGGGTGGTGAATGTGTAAATGTGGAGAAACACGGCGACCGCCGTGACATCTACTACTTCGTAAGCAGATTTGGTCTCCACAACATTGCGGTTGGGGACAACGCGGCTTTCGGGGGCATAATCGACGACGCCCAATCGGGAAAAGTGCACAAATCCCGGGAACATGTAAGGCCGCATGAGGCGACGAGTGTCCCACCATCCAAGCAAATGACCACGGAGTGGTTGGGGCTTGGGGGTCTCGGCTTTGGGCTGAGTGCCTGGAGGTGGCTTAGCACGTGGCATGTGGGGTTCGCCATAGACCGGTGTGAAATGGAGAGGAGAACCGGGTCGGGAGGAGGGAGAAGGGTCAGCACGTTCTCCGTGCGGGCTGGCAAGTGTGTTCGGGCGCTTAGGGTCGGCGTATTGAATCCGAACGTGGCGCCCAGCGAAAATGAGTTGGCCGGGACGGTGCATGAGTGCTTTGGCGGCTTCAACTGACTCCATCTCCACGAATGCACAGTTCTTCTTATCAATGAGAGACAAAGACAGGACTGTGCCTGCAGACTCACAGTGCGTGCGAAGGGCGTCTACAGATGATGAAGTGATTCCTCCGAACCACAATCGGCTTGAGGGCTGCACAGAAGATGCCTGTCGCCCAGAGCGCCTCGACAGAGTCGAGATGGATGCGGAGGAAACGTGGGAGGAGGAGACGGAAGATGATGACGAAGTCACGCTTGGCGAATGAGGCCGGGCTTGAGAATGTGCCGGCTCGCTGTCAGCTACGTCAATGCGGAGCTCAGGAGGTGGCCCGCTGTGGCCAATGACTTCTATAACAGGGATGTCAATGGTGTCGGAGCGTGACGCTGTCGGCCAGAGCGCCTCGACATCTCCGGGATGACGGCCAACAGTGCCCGTGACATCCATGAGCTTAGAGCCGCACATGAAACAGCCATAAACGGCAGGCTGGCCTGCGCGCTTGAACTTAATCTTGCCGTCGACCAGGCACCCTTCCAGGGGACATAGGCCAGCGGCGGCTGCATCAAGCAAACGACGCTTTTGAGCAACTGAGTTCAGCCAGGCCTCAGAGTAGACATCATCGGGTCCGGGATTCTTCTCAATAAGTCCACGTGCTGACAGTTCGTCCCGCTGTGACCGGCTCGCACGAATGAGACGGTCAAAGTCCTTCTTATTAGAAGCAAGGTTGCGGGCTTCCTCGGAGTCGAGATCACGAGTGGGCAACTCGCCAGTGCGCTTGAACCGCGCCACTGAAGAGTTGACGAAACCACGATCCAAAGCCGGAATGTGTGCGGGTTTCGATTTTTGCGGCCCAAGTTTCTCCCTCCATGGGAACAAGGGCCTCTTTGAGATGTATTGACCCATCTCTTTGTTGAACCTACGAAGTTTGCGGTTGTCGACCTGCGTGCCGGCAGCAAGTCTGGCCGCACGCGCCGCATCAATCATCTTGTTGCGACGCTCAGGACCGGTGAATTGGCGGAAATCACCACCGTGAAGGCCACGGGTGCTGAAAGCTTTCAGCGATGCTCGCTCGTGCTTCTTACGGTCGCGAGCACGACCGGCGGCCGCGGAGGCCGCATGGTCATTGAGAAGAGCGAGTCGGTCAAACTCATTCTGTTCTTCAGTGACCCCCTCTGAGACATGCCCACGCTTGCCGCGGGAATGGCGCCTGTTGGGGTTGGGCGCATAGCTCTGTTTCTGATGGTCGAAAACGCCAGGGTTCAAGCACTTCGGTGCGTTTGCCGAGGTGCCAACTAGGAATTAGGAGGTCGCAGTCTGCGTTATCTCCCGACGGTCCTAGTGCCGTCATTGTCCAAAGCCCATGATTG